ATTGCTTATAAAATTTATTCTCTTTTCATCTGTAACTAGCCAAGTATATTCTTCTGCATAGTTTCTAAAAGTTTCTATATCTTTTGTTTGAACAATTTGTATATCTAGTTTTGCTAACACATCTTTTTGCTGTAAGTCGTGTGCAGATACAGAATTAATTACAGGTCCTATGCCTGCTAGTATTCCTTGAAATTCCCATTTTTCTTTTGGTACTGTACCTGTTAATCCCCAACGTATAGGTGCATTACGGAAATTTACAGTCAGTAATTTTTTTAGTACGTCGGCTTTTGCTTGATGCACTTCGTCAATAATTACCGCACTTACACCTTCAGTAAATTCTGCAAGTGTAAGGCTGTCACCATCGTACTTTTTCTTATCTAGTACATTAAGACTTTGCCATGTACAAATTGTATGTGTATGATTTAATTCTTTTCTATCACCAAAATACACACCTACATCTAATCCACAGTTTTTATAATCTTCTTCTGTTTGTACGACTAAACTTTTATTAGGAACAATAACCATTGTGCGTCCGTAAGGTTCACACAGATGGCTTAGTGTTGCTGTAGTGATTGTTTTTCCTGCACCTGTTGCAACTTCTTGTAGACTTTGTGGATTTTCTAAAAACTTATTAACTACATCGTATTGATAATCACGTAAAACAATTGGCTTGCCTTCTTCAGGATGTCCTTTCGGCCAACATACACCTTGGTCAGCCCAGTAGTTTTCTGTAATTTTTTCAAAGTCTAATTTTGTAGGATTACGTTGATCTATTACTTCAATATCATATCCTGCTTCTTCAACAATAGGCAGTGCTACATCGAGATGTGCTACAAATCCATTACCACCAATACCAAAGAAACTCACAGTACCATCCCATCTGCCTAATTTAAATGCAGGCATATGTCTTGCATAAGGCAAATCGAATTTAAGTTTGTTTACGATCTTTCTGCGTGTTTCAACAGCCAGACCTTCAAACTTAACGTTTACTTCGTCTTTTATTATTAACTTACAGTTCAATTACAGTTTCTCCATATTGTGTAACAGGCTTAAAGTCTCCTATGTAAATTACACAAGGATGTGATTTAAGCATTGATTTGCCGTGGGAATTCAATCCCGGTAACAATTCATTTGTTGCAACTATTATAACATCTTTTTCGTCTTTGAACAACCACTTTGCAGGTTTTTCTCTGAATATCAAAAACTTAGCAGTATCAATTTTTCCACCAAAACCATTTTTGCTAACCCATTCGTTAAAATCTTTATCTGTTTTATTACTAGGTCTAAAGCACACTCTAAAATCAGTTTTATCGTAACCACCTAACTCTATATTGTGTGATAATTCTTTTACCCAATCTATAGCATGATCAGTTGCATTTTGCAAAGGTTTATCTAACATAATAATAACTTTGCCTTCTACCCCATAACAAATTTTAAGAAACTTTTGCATGTCATTGCAATGAAATGTATTTGTTTTATTACCTGCAATTTGTTTCCAAATTGTATTCTTCTTGCCACTATATGTGTGTCCAATATTTTTTGCAAGTATTAAATCGGAACTGTTAATTCCTGTTTTATTTTTATCAAAATAATCTTGTGTTTCGACTTCTGCGTTTACTAGACTAATTTTTCCATTAACATCTGTACAAGTTTTAAGATAATGATCTTGATTGTTCCATATTTCTTCAACAGCAGATAATGCTTCTACAGCACTATCCATTATTTCAAATTCATGTTTCTTGAAAAACTCTACAAGGTTTACAAAGTTAAAGTCATAAAAATATAATTTTCTAACTTTGTCCTTTGAATCCCAAAGACTTGTAGCATTCATGTATTCATCTGTTTTAGCAATTTGTTCATCAAAAATTTCTTTGAAAGCAAACGGAAACTTTAGGCAAATCCACAAATTAGTTAACTCGTCTTTTTCAACCCAAACTAGTTTTCTATTATCAACTGTCCTAAACGGTTTAGACCATGCAGGGTTTTCTAACAAGTCTCTATAATCATAAAACTGAGCACACGTGTTTCTATATTTTGTTAATATTTTTAAAATGTATGCTGCTTGTTTTTCTGTAATATCTTTACCCTCTAACAAAGTCATATTGAAACTAGATGCTGCTCTTAGATCATGAGGCTGCATACCAAGGCGATACTGTTGCATAGTGGCATAAAATTCAACGAATATATCTTCAATGTAGAACTTATTTGTCATAGTTGTATTATAACGCCGTTGAACAAATAAGTCAATAACTTACTTGTGTTTTTAAAATCTTTTCTAATCGTTTAATAGGAATGCCTTGCTTTATTTCAGGCACTGTCCATTCACAATGCGTTAACTTTGTAAACCACGCAAGCCTATCTTCGTCATTAGGTAATTTAGGATTTTCAATATTTTCAATTACATCGCTCATTGGATATGCAAGGCTACTCTTTCCTGTTATTACTGGCGTACCTGCAATAGCAGCAAGTATAGGCGGACCACTATTGTAATTTACTACTGCATGATAATTGTAATCTATGTCAAAGTTATCATATGTTCCTTTTACCTGTATAGGTTGTTGTCTCATTACATTTAAAAATTCGTGTTCAATGCCAGGCATACGCGACCTTGGATGAGGACGTATAACTATAGTTCTATCTGTATACTTTCTTAAATTAATTATTGTTTGTGCTGTCCAATCTGCCATTGACGGCATACCTTGCCATTGTAAACTTTTCTCATGTTGAGTAGCAACTAATATTTGTGCTTTTCTTTTTGTGTTCACAGGAGATAATTGTAATCCTAATTTTTTAGGTCTATCAAGATCTAAATCATTGTTGGCACCAAATTCTCCTAATCCATTTATATGGTTAAGACATATACGCCACGTGTCGTTTCTTTTTAAATTTCCTACTTCTATTACAATTACTGGTCTATTATTAGCACGGCATCTATAATATATCTGCTTGTTAGGAGACATTCTTCCATGCCATAACACTGACCAAATGACAGAAACATCTTCATTATTATCTACTATTTCATGTCCTTGTGCTTTCAATCCTTGTTCAAACGCATCAAATATGGTAGGACTATTTAGAGCTCCGTGCTGTCGGAAAAGTTTAAAACGCATTGTGCCTCCAATAAATATACTAGTATTTAATGGTTGTATCATGAATAAATTTCAGAAAAGATTATCAAAAAACATGAAAAAATCGCCAAGACATTGTGTGGTGGTTGGCAATGGGTTTGGACATATTGAAGATATAGCAGGATTATTTGACACAGTTTTTTTATTAGAAAGCAGTCTTAATATAAGAGAAAAAAATATAATTATGCGCAAGGAAGTGCAAGGTGTTTTTGATTTAAGAGACGTAGGAGCAATTTTTGTTGACTACGATAAAAAACATGTAATTGATCATCTATCGCCTTTGTTGTCTAAAGAAAATCCAGATGTTTTTGTTGAAAAACAAGAAGTGTTAGAAAGAGAATATACCAAGATACTTTACCAATTAAAATACAGGGCGATTGCTCAGCTCGGTGAATATCATCAATGGAGTGTAATGCCATGAAGGATAATATTTGGTTTCCTAGTATCGTTTGGAATTGTGACTTAGATTTAGATAACAAGATCTTGGAAGAATATATCTATAAAAAAGTAGATCAAGAAAAGAAACATCCTACACTAGGCAAACCTAAAAGACCTTGGGAAAGTGTTAATTTATTAATAGAAGAAAGTAAAGAAGTAGAAAGATTAGTAAGTATTATAAATGAAAAAATAGAAATAGTTTGTAAAGATGTAGAAATAACACCAGTCCAACTTTATGACATATGGGCCAACGTAAATCCACCGGGTGTATCAAATGTTTTACACGATCACAAAGGGACTACTTTCAGCGGTGTGTATTATGTAAAATCTGTAGAGGAACAAGGAGATCTAATATTTGAAAGACATGATGGTGCGGATCTTGCTATCAGTGAGATGCAGATTATAAAATCAAATCCATTTAATTCGAGAAAAATTAAGTATAAAAGCAGAACCAATAACCTATATATTTTTCCAAGTTGGTTAAAACATAGAGTTGAAGAAAACAAAACCAAAGAAAATAGATTAAGTATAAGTTTTAATTACGGAGTTTAAAAGCATGAGTATTACTGTTGTAACAACCTTTCACAAACAGGGGTATGACACATACGGAAAAAGAATGATTAATTCATTCCTAAAAAACTGGCCATCAACAGTTAAACTTTATGTATACGCAGAAGATTGTAGTGTGGAAGAATCATCACCTAATCTGATTGTAAGAGATCTACATCAAGACAGTCCCGAGCTTGTTAAATTCAAACAAACTTGGAAAAATGTGCCTAAAGCAAACGGAGATGTTAGTGCAGATCCTGTCAGAAGCAAAAGAAAAGATAGCGGAAAAGGTTTTAAATGGCATGCTATAAGATTTGCACATAAAGTTTACAGTATATTTGCTTGTGCAAAAGAGTGTAATACTGAATGGTTAATGTGGATGGACGCAGATACAATTTGTCATAGTCCTATATCCGAAAAACAACTAAAAAGATTAATACCCGGCAAACAAGAACTTTGTTATTTAGGTAGAAAAGGCAAATACAGCGAATGTGGACTTTATGCTATGCGATTATCATCTGAAAATACGCTAAACTTTTTAAAAGAATTTCAGCGTGTATATGATAATGCAGAAGGTAATGGCGGAATTTTTTCAATGGCAGAATGGCACGATAGTTATGTATTCGATGTGGTGCGTACACGCTTTCCTAGCCTAAAACAAATTGACTGGGCAGCGTCATTGAATGACCTCAGACCTAGACCTGGGATGAGTAGTGGTGAAGGTCATCCTTTAATTAATTGTGAATGGGGAGCATATCTCGATCATCTTAAAGGTGGTAGAAAAAATCTAGGACACAGTAAAAGAGATGATCTAAAAGTTCCAAGAACAGAACCTTACTGGCAACAGTTTAGATAAACTTTCTAAAAAACTTCCAGGCTTCGCCGGATTTTAATTCATCAAAATTCCAATGACACATTGACAATTTTTCTATCCATGCCTGTCTATCAAACATTTTAGGGTCTTCTAATCTTTTTAAATTTGTGTTAGAAACTTCTGCTGCTTGACTGGTTTGTATTTGAGGATCTGTTAAAAATACAGGCACGCCTTCTATAGCACTTGCAACTGCAGGACTGCTATTATGCAGCACAGTTGCCCATGCATTTTGCAAATCTTCTTTGATATGTTTGGTACTTAATGTAACATTTTTAAAATTATTTACATTAATATAGTTGCGCCATTTCTTATCACCCGGATGTGGTCTAACAATTATAGGTCTATCAGTTAAACTTTGTACACGTCTAATAGTATCCTGCAACCAAGTTTGTACCGGAACTCCCTTCATGCTCCAACCGCCATTTCTTTGACAACATATAAGTACGTGGTTACCTGTTTGTCTGTAAGGTTTTAAATGAATTCCTAATGCTAAACTTATCTTTTTCCAGCGTATTGGATCAATTTCATCTGTAAAATAGTAACCTGTTGTAGGAAAAACTCCGTCAAAACTATACCTTAAATAGTGTCTACTGTTTCCAGGATCTGCATATAAAAATAAATTACTATCAACTATTAAACTTCTTTTTCCTTTTTGTTTTTGATGTTCTACGGCACGTTGTCTTAGTTGTAAATGTGGTGCGGACTTTCCGTGTTCATGTACAAATCCTTGTATAAGTGCAACATCACAGTCTAATACATTAAATCCTTGATGCATAATAGCATTGTCACCACTTGTTCTAACGCCTTGGAGAAAGTTATTAAGTATTAAAGGTTTTTCAGGATTGTTATTGTTGGGAGGTATGCCTCCAAAATATGCTACTGCTGTATAATTAGACATGGTACTTATCAATGATCCTTTTTGCTGTTCCATTCATTAATTCTTCTTTTGTAAACTGACTATAACTTAACATACATAACCATTTAGATAAGTCTCCATAATATAGATTGTTTATATCACTTAACTTGTTTTTAGTTACAGGATTTGTAATATGTGTTCCTAATGTTATTGCAGGTATTCCTGTCCATATTGCTTCTGTAGCAGCATTACTATTAATGCTTACTATGCAATAATAATCTTCGTCAAGCAATTGTTTTATTAATTTAGGACGTTGACGCAAAGGTGCTTTTTTTCTAAATACAATTCTCTTATCTGTGTATTTTCTTAATTCTTTTGCTACATCATACTTCCATGTTTTCAAATCTACATGAAATACATTTGCTGCAAAAGGACCAGGCTCAATGATATAAATTATTTCTCCGTTCTTTCTCCACGGAACTGGAAAAATAGGAAAGTTTTGTAATCTATTCACTGGGGCTTCAAATTCTTTTCCGTAATGCATATGATTACGAACAAGTCTATGCCATTTTTTATTAGGTTCAAGAAAGTTTGTATATCCACTATCTATAAACCACATAGGATATTTTTTATCTATTTTTGTAACTAATAATTCTTCATTGCCTACTGTGTTTCTAATTAAACAATCTTCTTTAAAACTTTTAAAATCTTTCCGTCTCATTAGTTGCGGATTTTGTGTAAGAGTATTTCCTGTGCCTTTGACAAAGTTTTTATATTTGCTTTGTTGGTATTTTTCAAGAATTTTTTCTTTGCCTAATCTTTTAATGATCGTTTCAATATTTTTGTGTACACCGTTAAATATGTCTTCTTTGATTTTTGATTTTACTAATTTGATAGATTTCACATATGCTTCAGTATCTCTTGAAACACCTTTCACTAATTTTTCATAGAATTTTTTCTTACCTGCATCGTCCATAAATTCTCTTAGCGGAACATACACTTCAAATTTTGTTTCTGCTCTGCGTTTACGTGCAGCATCTCGTTCTGCAAATTGATTAGTAACTTCTGTTACCCAATCATCTGTATAGGCAACTTCTTCTTTTATTTTCTTTTTAATGTCTATACTGCTTATAAGAAAGTGTGCAATTTCTTTATCATTTAATAATAGTTTCATGAATATTTTTCCGTTAGTTCGTATGCAGTTCCGTTTTCAATTTCTTCTATGGTAAATTGTCCATAAGCCAAACTAGCACATTGTTGTTGAATTACTTTTTTATTAGGTTTGAATGGAGTGGATAAATTTTCTATTTTGTTTGATGATAAAGGACTTGCAGCACAAGGAACACTTACAAATGCAGGAACTCCGTGAACAACTGATTCAATTGCCGCCATACTGTTCATAGTAACAGTTGCATACGTGCCGCTATCTAGTGCATCATATATGGTGTATTCTTTTATTCTTGCTGATCTAGATCCTTTTATTCTAACTTCGATAGGTAAATTACTGTACTTCTTAATTTTTGCTGTAGTTTCTTCTACCCACTTATCATAATCTATTCCATAATATTTGCATGCCTTTGGATTTGGCATTACCAACAATATTTTTTCTTTTTGTTCTTTCCAGCCTTTCCATTCTAAACTAGGGTCTTGTTCAAGTAGTTTTATCCATCTATCAGTTGGAACATTTCTAATTTTAGAATGTTGGTTTTCATTTTTTACTACCCTATGCCATATCTTTTTGCCGCCCGGGTTGCCTTTGCTTATAAAGTTTCCTAAATAGCCGGTGTCAATATAGTAAAAATCTCTTCCTGCTTTAATACATGCATTAACATGATCTTTTTTAATAACACCTCTCACAACAAGAGGTTTAGAAGTGTCTTGAGGATCTGTGGTTAATTTGCCACCTGAACCAATAACAAGAGATTCTTCTAAACTTCGTTTGTTTGCCATTAAATTTTGTCTTCCATCATATTGTATAATTCAGTTTTCCATTCAGCATGGAACTCACAGTCTCTGTAATTTTCAAACCACGGGCCACCTTCTGTGTAATGAATAAGTTTTGGTTTTTCAATATCGTTGTATACTCCTACAAGATAATTCCATGTATGATCTATACTACCAATTTCTTCATCTTTTAACCAACTAAATCTGTGCATGTATGCACCATTAAGTTCTTCATTGTTTACAAAGTCTTGTGTTACTACTGCATTACTGGGATGTCCGCAGTTCCATAATACCATCGAGCTCCAATTCTTACGTGGATAGATAGTTTGCTTTTGTCCGTCCATTTTTGTAGTTTCAGTTACTTTGTAATCATGTTGCACACACATAACAGCATACTTGTCGTCTGCTTGATCAAAAAGTTCTTTTATATCAGTTGTTAGTATCATATCGCTGTCCATAAACACAGCCCAGCCTTTAAAGTTAGTTAGTTCTGGAATTAAAAAACGTGTAAATGTAAATTCTGTACTTGCTAATTTGTCTACAGGTCTAGTATACCATCCTGCATCTCTTAGTTCTTGCTGCCTGAGAGGACGTACATCTACGTCTTTGCTTCTTGCAAGAATACTGTGTTTGCATACTTGATATGCAATATCTTCTCTTGTATCATATCCTATGAATACTTTCATTGTTCTAATATCCTTCTAGCCTTACCTGTTTTTAGCTCGCTAACATGAAATTGTCCGTAGGCTAAATGACAACCCCATTCGTATAATTTATCTTGATCCGGGTAATATGGATTTTCTATTTGAGATAAATCTTTTAAACCAACAGGAGAAGCAGCACTTGTAGGTGCTAACGGAAATACTGGTATTCCATGAAATACTGATTCTACAGCAGCATTTGAATTAAATGTAACTAGTGCATACACATCGTTATCTAATGCTTGCTGTAAAGTATCGTTAACAACTCTCTCTATTCTATTCTTACTTCTTGATCTTACTTCTATTGGTCTGTCGGTATGCTTTTTTAATTCAGCAGTTGTTTCATCAATCCATTGTTCTAAGTCTTTTTGATAAAACTTCATTGGTTTTTCGTCGGGTGCTGCAATTAAAATTTTTCTTCCGTCTTTTTTCCACCGGGGGAATTTTCTTTTAAAAGATTGAAATCTATCAGCAGGACGTTTTACAATATCATTATGTTGCAAATCATTTTTTACTATTCTATGCCAATACTTCCAGCCATTTGGATTACTTTGAGTTTGCTCATTACCAAAGTAACCTGTGTCCATGTAATAGAAATCTCTATTGTCTTCCCAGCACTTGTGTATCCATTTTTTCTTAAGTATTCCTCTTAGCACAATAGGATCATCGGACACATCATAATCAAAGGCATTAGTGTCTACAGGTCGAACACCACAACCTCTGGCGAAATCGTTTATATAAGGATCCTGATTGCCTTTACTTAGAAAAATCCAATTAGTCTTCACGTCTTTCTATATCCTCTTCTATGCACTCGCTACCCCATTGTATTTCTAATACGTGTGCATTTGTGTCTCCGGGATTACTTGCTTGATGCCAAACTTCCTTATCTATTTCATATGGCAAGGCATGTGGTATTAAATGAATCTCATCAACTCTTTCTTCCCATTCTGTTTTTATTTTTACAACGCCTTGAAGAATTGTCCATACTTCTGATCTTTTAAAATGTTTTTGGTCGCTCAAACTTTTTCCCGGGTAAATTACAAGTTCTTTTACTTTGTAACCTGCGTTTGGATTATCATCTAAAACTCGCCAATATCCCCATTGCCTTTCAGTCTTTTGTGTCTTCCATTCATCTAATATCCAACTACTAGAATTCATTTTGTTAGTGCCGCCAACACCAAAAGCGAATTCAACTTTCGATGTATCGCCGTATATTTTGTATTCTGGTGTAGTTGTATTTGTTCTGTCGCCGCCGTTGGCAAATACAATTTTAATATCGCCGTGTGTCGCTAATGTCTTATATATTGCACCGCAAGCACTATCGTCGCTATCGTCAAAACTAATCACTTTGTCAACAACTGCAAGTTCTTGCATAACAGATACACGATCCACAAACTTCATAAATGGTCTGCCTTTTTTGCGTGTAAGCCAATCGTCTGAATTTAAACCTACGTGAAGTTCATCGCCTAGTTCTTTTGCTGCTTTAAAATATTCTATATGTCCAGGATGTAAGGGATCGAACCCACCTGTGACTAATACTATGGTTTTCATAGCAGTATTTATATGGGCAGTTAATTATGAAAAATATTATTGAGTGTTAGAGTGTAGCATCATCTAAACCAGCAGTCCTAAGTTTTACTATGTTAGATAATTGCCATTGTTTAATGTCTAGTCCTTTGATTATTCCTAGCCATTTATTACGCAGTAGTGCGAATTCATTTATAATTTTTTCAAAATCTACAACATCGGCTTCGCCGTCTACGAATTTTTCAGCGTCTCTTGAACTTAATTGACGTTGATAATTTTCAACATATCTTCTAAAGTGTGATGCACGTAATCGGCGAAGTTCGATGTTTAAGTATTCTAATATTGCTTCAATTTCTTGAAGTTGTCCAAAACGGGTTTCAACAAGTGCTGGCATGATAGACGATGCCTTTTCAATACGACCGGAGATGTTAGTTTCTTTTTTTGCTTCAAGTAATTCTGCTTCATAGTATGCTATTGCCGCTGGAATATTAGCAACGTCTTTAGAAACTTTATCATACCAATTTGTCATATTAATTCCAATCGTCCTCGTCATCAGTTATTTGTTGTTCGTCATCAAGCACGTATTCAAGTGCAGTATCAAGGTATGTATCTATACCCATCATACCTTCTAGAGTTGATTCAGGAATATCGTAGTCTAGTAATGTGTTAACGTATTCCTGAGCAGCCTCTTGTTTGTCTTTTTCTGCAATCTTCTCGCTTAAGACGCTCCAAATATCTGCTATCATGTTTGCTTCCATATCTTACTCTCCGTTCACAGATTCAGTTGTCTCCTCAATAGTTTCTTCTTCTGCAATGTCTGGCTTGTTAGCAATATCCTTAATAATCATATCAAGTTTATCGCCAACCCATGCTTTTCTGTATTCCAGATGTGCTTCTCCGTTGAGGTCAGTGTATTTAAGTCTGTTACCTTCTTTCTTTAGTAAACCTTTTGCTTCAAACAAGTCAACCAATCCACTGTAAGGATCCATGCCAGTTTCATACGGAATCTTAACTTGTACACTTTCAAACGGTTTGTTAAATCTTGTCTTCATAACTTTACAAGCCGCTCTAATTCCACGTACATCAGTTACTTTATTGCCATCTTCGTCTTCTTTGAGTTTTAATTTACGCATTGCAACCACAATACTTGATGCATAGATAAAGCCTTGACCACCTGATATCTTATCATCTGGATCAAACATATCTTGCGATGCGTATGTATGATTAGTACAAACCATACCTACATTGTAACTACCTATCATATTTACAGTGTTACGTACAAGTGCTGTTAGTGCTTTAGGCTTACGACCCATGTCGCCTTTTAAATCACCTTTGTTAAACTGATCGACATCAGTTGGTGTTAGCAACATACCCAAACTGTCAATTACAAATAACACTTTAGGACGTTCTTCGTCTGCCATATCTCTATATTCTTTCATGAATTCTGATACTGTCTTAGCAACATCATCAATCATGCTCATGTTTAACTTAAGAAGTTTTTCTTCACTTGTGTCAACACCTAATGCATGCAACCATGATTCATCAAGTGCGTTCTCAGAGTCAACAAGTACTACAAAGATGCCTTGTTCCTGTGCTGCTTTTACAATATTTGCAGAACAAAAATATGATTTACCTGAACCACTTTCTCCTGCGAATACGGTTACTTTACCTAGCGGCACACCTTTGTGGAAATCACCACTAATCAAATAGTTAAGAGCAAGGTTTCCTGTAGAAACCCAATCAGTAGGATCGTTAAATCCAATACCTAGTCCATCAATGCTCTTTGTTAGACTTTTTCTAAATTTAGTTATATCAAATGCTTTCGCCATAATTACCTTTCCTTTGTTAAAGAATGGGAGACCTCGCTGGATACCGGATGGAGGTTTTTGCCGGAACTCCCATAAACTCTTTACTGTTGTCTATTACGGATCATCGCTAAAATGTCCTGAGCTCTGTTTGAGCTATCGCCACCTTCTGCAGGAGCCGCTTCAGCCGCTGGTGCTGGAGTTGCTTCTGGAGCAGGAGCAGTAGTTGCTGCCGGAGCAGTCTCTGCTTTTGCTGGTGCCGCTGGAGCACTTTTAGATTTGTTTGGATCACCAGTTGCTTGACTCATGCCTGCTGGACGGAAGTATTGTCCCCATCTGTCCATATCATATGCTTCGCCATCTACTGATGCTTCAAACATTTCTTTCATTACTTTGAGTTCAACTTCACCTGGCTTCTTAGGAAGGAAGTCATTCAAGTTAAACAATCCGTGTGAGTCAACTGCTGCTTTTTCCTCATCACTCAAAGCACGTTCTCTGCGTGACCATTGTGATGTTGAGTAGTCAGCATATCCGCCTTTAGAAGTTTTCTTAATTCTAAAGTCCACGCCACGCATATAATCTGTTGGCAACTCTTCCAATTCAGGATCCATTAATGCACCCTTGATAATTTGGAAAATTTGTGGACCAATTATAAAACGTCTAATTGGATTTTCTGGAGTAGAATCTTCACCAATTGGATCTTCGTTAACAAAGCCTTGGAAAATGTATGAACGCTTTTTCCAATACTTACGACCCATGTCTTCTAAACTTTTGTCTTTGAACCATGGACGTACTTCACTTAGGATTGGACAAGTAGTACCGTCATTGTACATTTCAACACATGGAACTTGTACAATTACGTTACGATTGTCTGATTCGCCTTTAACACCTGCGAAAGGTAATTTGATCATCGCACGTTCTACCCAAAAGAATGTGTTGTCAGTGTTACCGTCTGGTAAGAATCTTACCACGGCTTCTTTGCCTTCTTGCATATTCCAATGTGGGTAAATTGCGTTGTCTCCGCCACCAGTAGAATTACCAGTTGAGCGATTTTGTTGTTCCGCTAGTTTTGCGCGGATTTCTGCTAATGATGCCATTTTGTAGCCTCCTTATTTGCCTGTTTAAAAAAATGTCATTTATGCCTAATGCATATGTGTTATTATATGCAATGTTATTTATCTTGTCAAGCAGTTTTTTAAATTTTTCTGATTTTATTAATCCAAACTCTACTTTCATTAAAATAACTCTTCATAAATATATAGCAATAGGCAAACAAGAGCGAGGCAGAATATGGAAACTAGATATAACGAATTAGAAATTCTCATCAGCAAATTTGTTAGGCAACTACCTGAAACACAAGATTACGCAGATAGGCTTGCAGAAGAATTAGAGATTATAGCCAAACTAGGATTCGCAAAACACTTTCTACGTGTTGTTGAAATACTAGACTTAACAAAAGATATCCCACATATTACAAGAGGATCGGCAGGCAGCAGTTTATTGTGTTGGCTGTTAGGCATTTCAGATGTTGATCCAATACAAGAACGCATACCATTATCACGTTTTATGAATCCAAAGCGTGATGACCTACCAGATATTGACTTAGACTTCCCACATTGGAAACAGGAAGAAGTTATGAACCGAATATTTAGAACATGGCCTGGTCAAAGTGCAAGGGTATCAAACTATGTTACATACAAAGAAAAGTCAGCAAAACGTGAAGCGGCAAAGCGTTTTGGTGCTGAAGGTAAACTTAAACGTAACTTTAAACTAGAAGAAGTAGTACCAGAATTTAAAGATGATGCAGAACGTCTAGCAAATAAACTTATTGGCAAGAAACGTTGCATATCTAAACACTGCGGAGGTGTTCTTATTTTTGATAGGAAAGTACCTAAGAGTTTGATAAACGGAGAAAATCAAATACTTCTTGACAAGTATGAAATTGAAGATTTAGAACACTTTAAGATTGATATACTTGCTAATAGAGGGCTATCGCAGTTATGGGAAATAACAGATAAACACCTTTTAGATTATCCTGAAGAAGATGAATTAACATCAGAACTATTATGTAGCGGAAATGTGTTAGGAGTAACACAGGCAGAATCACCTGCTATGAAAAGACTATTTAGAGCAATTCAACCTAAGTCAAGAGCAGACTGTGTGTTAGGAACTGCATTAATACGTCCTGTTGCTACACAAGGTAGACGAAAAGCAAGTTTCTTTCAAGATTGGAGCAAGGACGGATTTGAAGATACTATAGTATTTGAAGATGATGCTATTGAACTTATATCTGAGATACTAGGTTGCAATCAATATGAAGCAGACATGTGGCGTAGAGCATTTGCCAAAAAGAACGAAGAAAAAATTTACGAATTCATGCAACTTGTAGGAGATCATCCTAAGAAGAATGATGTATTTCTAGCACTACGTGAATTAAGTGGATTTGGATTATGTAGAGCACACGCAATTAACTTAGGTAGACTTATATGGGCTCTTGCATATGAAAAAGCACACAATGAAACAGCCTTTTGGAAAGCAGCACTAAAGCATTGCAAAGGATCATATGCCCGTTGGGTATACTATCAAGAAGCAAAACTTGCTGGGGCAGTTCCTGCAATTGGTGAAGGTGGTGAAGTACAAGACCTAATGCACTCTGGCAAATGGCGTAGTGAAAACTTTATTCCTGTATGCACAGAACAGCGTAAGCCAGGACAAGTAGAGTTCTGTGGACTTGTAGCAAACTACAGAGTATTCAAAAGTAAGCCAAAAGAATATATCACTTTTGTTACGCTAGGCACAGGCAATGGTAAGTACTTAGATGTTGTTGTACCACACGCAATAAGTTTTCACGATCATCCTATTTTGTGGGGTTGGGGAAAACTTGGATACAAAGACAATTCAGAATACGTAACAGTTAAGAAGCACAAAAGATTAAAACTAGAGGAGATAGCACACATATGAGAGTACATGTATATCCACACAAAGGGCCAAATACCACAGCACACATTGTAGGAGAAAAAAGTGGTTTGCTAAAGTTAGCAAAAACACTAGAGGCAGCAGCACGCGGTGCTGTAGGTACAGAAACAGTAGAACTGTATTCGGGTGATGGACACAAGTATGAAGTATTAATTACTAAGGATGTTACAGAACAAGAATGGCAAGACCTTGATTTGCCAAGTGCTAAAAATGCTAATCCGGAAAAATTAGAAAGTATAAAAAGTTTTAGAGATTTGAAAGAAGAGTTAAGAAAAAGGCTAGAAACAACTGATTGCGTCTAGCCTTAAAGTATTAAAATCTAACTAGTTCTTTAATTCTTTCTAGTTCTTCTGCGCCTTGTTCTTGTGCTGGAGCCATTCTTTCTACCATCTTACGTGCAACTTGTTCGGCCTGTTCACCAAACTTTTTACCTACCATAGTAGCAACACCTTCTGGTCCTTTTGGAAAAGTGCCTGTGTTTTTATCATAAAAAGATTTAATAAATTCTGCTAAACCTTCTAGTGTATGTTCTTCACCATCTGAAGTTTTAAACTTAGTGCCTTTCTTTGCACCTGCTGCTTTCATTTGTCTTACTTTTTGTGCAAACTCATTGCCTTCAGTTTCTTGGCTTTCCATATCAATAACATCGCCTGCTATATCACCGTGAAACTCTTGTTTATCAATTTCGTGTCTTACTTTATCAAAGCCATCTGTTTTAATTTTTTCAATGTAATCTTGATAAATTTTGTCTGCATAGGATTCGTCTGGTTCATTGCTACCTGTGATTTCATCTTCAAGTCTTTTAATACATTCTTCAGCATCATCACAATCTTGAATAATTTCCATTCCTGTAGTAACTGCTAAATCCCAAGCGTTGCCGCCTTCAGCAACAGTGCTTTCATCTTTTTTCTTGTTATGTTTATCTTTAATAGCACCAATTTCTTCAGCACTTGCACCCTTGCCAGCAGCACTTTGAATTGCTTTCATTCCATCTTTACCATATTTTTTGACGCCTGCTTTGTACATAATACCACTTTCTGCTGCGTAGTCTGAAGCATTAAGTGCTTTAAGGACACTATCTCTATCAGACATAGTGTGTATTACTATACCGCCTTGTCTCATTTCATTTGGTTCACAAGCAGCCTTAATACCTTTTGCTTCTAGAGCCTTTTCCATAGCAGCACAATCTTTTTCATCAATGCCTCTATCTTCATCATAGTCTCCATCGATATCAATTTCGTGTTTGTGTGGCTCATCTTGTCCTTCATATCCTGAAGCCTCTGTAGCAGGTTCTTTGTTTAAAAGTTCTTCTTGATGTTTTTTAAGTTCTTCAATGCTATCAAACTCGCCTGTAATCTCGTTGTCTTTGATACTATAGAATTTACCACCTTTGTTAACAGCAGCAAGTCCATATTTGTTAAAACCTCTTGACATATCTTCCTGCTGTGGCTCAACTTCATCCGCCCCTGCTGCTGGAGTGTCTGCCATATCACCAAAGTCTAGTTCACCTAGTACGTCTGGTGCATTTTCTTCAACCCAAGCCTTAACCATTGGACGAACATCCTGTTCCGGATCTGCCTTTTTGATGTCCTGTTCTAGTTTTGGATCTTCAATGATGCCTTCTAAACTGGTAATAGCATTTGTGCCATCTACGCCTGCTTGAAATTCTGTGTTAAGCAAACCATTTAACTTTTTGATCATGTCTGCCTTTTCTTCATCGTCAGCCATTGTTAGTGGTGATTCCTCGCCTAGGTTGTTAACCCAACTTTCAAAACCTGCCATTGGATCTTCTGAAACTTTTTCTTCTTCTGTTTCTTCTGTTTCTCCTGCCTCGCTCATTCCGACTATGTCGTCATAGCCTACTGTTTCTTCTTCTTTCATTAATTTGTAAATGATTGGGAATGCGTTAGCAATATCTTCTTTGAAGTTTTTAACTGTAAATTTTTCCTTGTATTCTTCCATTACGTCATCTGGCACTTCAACTGCCTCTGGTGCCTGAAACTCTGCTACATAATTTTCGTAATGTGCCTGTTTAGATAATTTTGCAATTCTTTCTCTTAGTCCGTTAAGTTGAGCTTTACTGCGTTCAACGATTGAATTTGTGTCGGAGTTCATTAAATCATTACGTACACAGTAGTTTGTAAAACTTTTAAGTTGGGCAATTTCTTCACTCATTTTGATAAGACTTTCACCAATTGCATCATAAGGCAAACCGCCGTTTGCTACGTGACGCTGCATTGCTCTAGCACCTGCTAAATGAATGAAAGGATATTTAAATCTTTCCCCGTCTTGATTTTCTACAAATAGTGCTGAAATATTTCTGCTTCTATCTCCAGGTTTTTGTTCAAAGTCATCAGCAAGTTTTTTGCTGTGTTTAATTATAAGTCTTGTATCCATTAACTTTTGGAAACTCTGCGTCTTAGTTCCATAAAGGTTGCTCTCATTCATTACTGCTTCTCCGACGGGTTTTGTAATTGTATCATTATCAGATTGTGGTGTAGAGTGTTGGCTAAGAAAAGCATAATCACGCTTATCTAAGTTATCTTTTGCAATGTCTCTAGTGTCAAATGCTAATAGTCTTCTTTTAGCAAACATTCTAAGTTCTTTTAGGAAACCATACCAATTATTTTTTTGATCAGTATCCATTCCTTCTGTAATACCACTTGAAAAGTATACTTTCATTGAATTAGGTTCTGCTAAACTTATGCTTACATGTCCTATGTTTTTGTCGTTTTCTGTATAGTCGAAATCGAAAAAACGAGCAGACTCAGGATTAATAGTTATTTGTCCTGTTGCTTCGCCTAGTTTTAAACCAGTAAATCTGCTTCTAATCTTATAAAACAGATCTGTTGAAATATTATTGGTGCTATCCATAGTAAAGTATTTATCAAAAACCACCAGATACGAATATTGGCATTGGATACTCGTCTTCTGTCATTCTCTCCGTCAATTTTTCATATATTTTAGGATCCCAATCAGCCAATTGATTAGCCATCCTTACAATAAGCAAGCAAGCACTAACTAAATCGTCATGCTCTCCTGTTTTTGCGTTATATCCTACTCCTGTTGCTACAAATGTTTTTAATTCAGATATAAGGGGCTTGCTGTTTATAATCATTTTGTTTTTTTCTACTGCGTTTTTCAGTCCGCTACATGCTGTGATTTTAGTTTTATGTGTAGTATTGAAACCTTTTCTGAATTTCCTTACATGCCCTTTTCTAATAGGTTCTGATAAAAATAGTCCATGGAAATTTTCTTCTCCTATATCTTTAATTACTACTAATGCTGCTTCACCTATTGTGTTATTTTCACAACTATAATAAATTGTAGGATTTGGATTTCCTCCAGCAACTTGTTCATCAAAGATATATTGTAAAATACTTTTCAAATGTCTAATTTGTTGTTGCACAGGTGTAAGATTGTGTCGCCACTCGCCTACCTGTTCCATTGATGGCATTTCAAATATTTGTATTGCTGCATAGTCTCCCCCTGTACCTAAACTAGGATCAAGTGCTAACAAATAAGTTGCTTTAGGATTAATTTTTTTATACCAACGTGTCTGTCCCATATTTTGTATAGGTTCTTTGCCTTCAAGTTCTGCAAGTTTAACACTGTTAATAAGTGTTTCATCAAAAATCAAGAACTCGCAATCAAACTCACGTCTAAATCTTTCCTCACCAATTTTTGCACGTTCTTCCTGTGCCCATTCTTCATCTCTATCAGGATGTTCATCCCATGGCGCAAAGAAAGGAAAAAATCCATTTGTTCCTACAATATTATCATTTCCATATTCGTCAAACTTTTTATTGGCTTCAGTCCATATCTGTGCAAACTGATCTTCATCAGAGTTTGGTGTGCTTGTAACTATTGCCTTACCACCTGTTGACAGTGTAGGAGAAAGTGCAGTCCAAAACTCTCGAGCTTTCTCGGGCGGTTGTACAAATGCAAACTCATCACAGTATATTAATGAAAGTGACTTACCACGTCCAGTGTCTTCTGTTGTGGTAGTTGCTTGTATTCTACTACCGTTGTCAAATTCAATTGTGTTCCTGTTGTATGTATAGATACCCGCACGAATAAAGTCTGGCAAATTTTCATAACCAAATCTATATCTATTCATGATGTCTTGTGCACCTGTGTACTTGTGTGCAGCAATTAAAACTTGTGCTTCAGGAGTAAACATACAATACCACAAAAGGTATGCAGCCGCACAGGTAGTTTTACCCATTTGCCTTGGCAACATAGCAATTGTATATCTATGATCGTGATAGGCTCTTAATAATTCTTCTTGATATCCGTATGGCACAAAAGGCATACTGCCTTTAGTTGGATGTTGTATATGAATAAAGTTTTTTGCAAAATATAATGGACCTTCTTTAGGATCCATACATCCTTCAAGATGTTTAATCTCATCTAGTGTATATTTTTGCTTTGTATGGGCCTTCTTGATTTGAACGCCATCTAAACTCTTTGCCATACTAGTATTTATAGAAGGAAATAGGCTCCGAAGAGCCTATTTGGATAGTATGAAATCTATGATTTATGCGAAATCAAATGATGTTTTAACTGTAGCGGTTACAGCAGTCATATCGAAGTTGTTATTTCCGTATGTAGCACCTAGTGCAATACACTCATCTTCGATTTGTTCTACTAACGTTTCTGCGCCTGCGCCGTCATAGTCTAACGAGTCATTTGCTTGTTCAACTGCAAAACACATTTTTTGGTTAGTTGCGTGTAAGTCACCTCTGATAACAATAGTCGCATACTTACCAATAATTTCAATAAGTGCTTGGATCGCTTCGTTAGCGCCTGTTTCACCATTTGCTGCTGCTCCAAAATCAACTTCAAAGAATGTTAAGTTTTTTCCACCTGGGAAATCAATAGCAGTAACATCTGATGCAGGTTGTCTATTCGCTGCAACTAATACTGAACTACCACCGCCAATTGTTGATGTTAATAAGTCTGCCATCTTTATGCTCCTTTATGTTCTTCTAATGCTTTAAGCAATTGCTCTTTAATAGAATTACGTAATTCAGCCTCACCAACTTTTTGCATTGGATTATCTCCACCTGCAACTTTTGGATGCGTTCCTTTACGTCTATTCATTCCGCCTGCTGTCTTTTGAGTAATATAGTCAATATCTTTGTATTCTTCATCAGGCTCATTAGCATATGCTTCTTCTTTATCTTTCTTTTCTTCCTTGTCGTCTTTTTCCATATCATGGTCATCCATATCATGATCCATATCACCGTCTTTATCAAGTGATTTAATCATAATATGATCTTTGTCGTGGTCTTTAGGAAGATCTTTTTCTCCGCCTGGCATATCATCGTTATCGCCATCGAAGTCTGGTAATAATTTGTTTATAGGCTTAGGCATTGGAGGTCCTTCTGGATCATCCATTGGTCCGTCCATTCCTGGTGACATAATTGACATAGTAGGAATTTCTGGCATATCAGGTTTCATATCACCTTTCATTTTTGCAATCAATGCCATCACATCGTCAATTGCATCACCTTGTGCATTAATGTTAATACTCATTGAAGCCTTATCTTTTTCAGGTGCAGGTGGCATATTCGGTGCCATCATCGGCGGCATCTCATTCATTCCACATTCTTCAGTGTTTTGATCTACTACAGGTGCTTCGGTTTTAACACCGTCTAGTTCCTGCATTCTGGCTAGTAATTGATTAAAATCCATTATTTACTCCCCACAGGACTTGCAACCCCTGCTTTATCTTGTTTTAATTTTGGTGTGTCTTGATAAACATCTGCTTTTAGTTTATCATGACCTAGTTCTTTTTTTCTTGCTTTTGCTTCTTTAGAAAGTTCTTTTAAAAAACTTTTGTTGAAGTCGTCTCCAAAATATTCCTTTGCTTTAACTTTCATGCCATCTTTATATTCGTTGTCATGTAGTAATGCACCTTCATAATCTGCTTGGCTGCCCATAGTAATTTGATCAATTTCAGTCGGGCTTGCACTATTTCTAACCTTGTAATATCCTGCTTCGCAACATCCCATCTCAAAAATTTCTTTTTCAATTTCAGATGTTGTTATTGGATATTCAGTCATTACATCGAATGTATGCACTTCTAGATTTTTCAATGTTGGAAAATCATGTGGCACTTCTTTAACTGGAGTAGTTTTCATCGCTTCAAATTGCAGAATACCACGATTTTCTAGTCTTGCTTTTAAATCGTCTGCAAAACTTTCTGGTAAATCACCTGCAACTTTAACCTTAAAACTATAGGTTTTCTTTGATTCTGATATATATTCTTTTAACGTCTTCATGTAAGTATTTATTCCTTTTCGCTTAATTTCTTAATTAATTCATTGCGATCGAGCATTACATAGCCCTTTCCGTCAAGCACATCATTAGGATCTTCGGGTGCGTCTTGGTCTAATTTTAATTTTTTCAACTGTAAATCAACTGCTTTTAGTTTCTTATCTACTTTGGCAGTTTTAGCATCAATGGCGTTTTTGAGCATACTACTAGCAACTTCAAATATACGTCCGCTGTAACGTACTTCTACATTCATACCCAAATCCATCAAATCATCATATGCTTTTTCTGCTTTGTCAGCAAGACTATCTAGGTCTTTTTCTTCCATATGATCTAATTCTTGTATTTTAGGAAGACTGCTTGTAATTTTGCTTACTTCTTTATAACTTTCATCAACACTTCTAACTTGCTGCGGTGTTACTTCTACAGGTGCAGTTTGCTCCTGCTTTTGTAATGCAGTTTCTTTATCTTCCATATTAAACAGTTCTTCTAGTTTCTTGGTCATAATAATACTTATCGTCTTTTCTGGCCGGTGTGAAAAATATCTTCTTCGTTTACAATACGAAATCTTACACGCTTTTGTTTACACCATGCGGATGCTGCTTCCCATTTTGCCATATTCTTAACATACTGTTCTTGATTGTATCTACTTTTTCCTACATTTTCACGCATGGTTTGATTTTTAGGTTTTACTTCAATTACTTCTGCTCTTTTCCTTCCACCTTTTTCATTATACACAACAAAAAAGTCTGGAACATATATTGAATATTTTCCTGTAAAAGGATCTCTATAAGGTATTTTAATACTTTCACTTGCCCATGTTTCTACACCTGGATGTTCATCTAACATTCTCATAAAAACAAATTCCCAACTACTACGAGCAAGAGGAGTTTTGGTCCCAACATACTTTCCGGGATTTTTCATTTCAAATCTGCCTTGAGCAAACTTAGGCATTATGCTACCACGTTACGTTGTTTTGTAATGTCTGGTGATGGTTTTCTATAACCTAGTGTGGATGTCGCCGGCCTATTATTGTTGAGTATCTCTGAAACTACTCCACTTAGTTCTAATCCTTCAATCTTTTTTAGATCATCTAGTATTGTAAAAATATTTACATTTTCCAATTTAGCCTGTTTGAGAATACTCATAGAAATTGTTTGCGCTGCTTCCTTACTAAATCCTCTGCTTTCGAAAAATCCTATTGTTGCATCAACTTCTGTTGCATTAAATTCTAAAGGTGCAGTTCCATAAGTGTCAAAAAATAATTTTGTTTTAGCAGCACTGTCTGTAACTGGTTTTGCTGGTAAATTTGTTTGAGCAGCCATTATGTTCCGCCTATTGTTTTCTTTTGATTACCTTTAGTGGTAGTATTACCTGGATCATTTCTATTGAATATTGATCCTGCAACTCCACTTATGGTATTTGATATTGTTTGTGTTCCTACAGGACTAGTTAAAATATTAGTTGCTTCAGATATTAAACCTGCTTTGCTTAAACCTTTTGCACCTTTGTAAGTATTTACTGCTTTAATTGCAGTGCTTAAAAAATTGCCTCCAGAGCTAAATGCTGTTCCATCTCCAATAGCACCAAATACAGATTCTAATCCGTCTAATACTCCACCTTCTCCTAGAAGGTTTCCTGTTCCACCGCCTCCGATTTGTAATGGACCAGGTGTGTTATCATAATGTAAAGTTGCAAATCCTTTTGGTGATCCTTGTGATACTGTACCTGCACTGTATCTAACTGCTTCATATGATAATGACATTGTGCTTTCTGCAGGTTCAGAAGTTGCAGCATAATCTCTATTACCGTGTTGCCAACTTTTAATTTTAGGATTTACTAGAGTATAACCAATAAACCTTCTTCTTCCCATTGTGAACAAAGTAACAGTTTTGAATAGTGGCGAACTTACATCATTATCTAGTCCATATCTAAATTTATCAAATTCAGTACCTGTTGCTCTGTAAGGATCTGTTTTATCTGAATATGCTGCTGTTGGCAATGTTCTATCTTTTATATAGTAACCATAATAGATTGCCCATAATGCACTTATGACACCTTGATTATCATCATGAAAAGTAAAAGTAACATCATCGTAGTTTATATTTTTATAAACTATTTTTTTTCTATTATATTGATTATATGTATCCATATCAAACGTAAATTTTGGCAAGTCTGCAGTCTTAACTAAGAGTCCTGTTTCTTCTGCATGTTTTGCAGTAAAGTTAGGAGCCTTATGTGCAGTTGGATCTAGTTCAATTCTTAGATAATAATTAAATTTCGTCTTGGGAGCAAGACGCATATTATCGTCAATGAATAGTCTAGTAGCATGAGTATAATTTGCTACTCTACCTTTAGGGTTTGTTACCCCTGTAAATACGTCTGTAAGAAATCTTGTGAATTTATTTGCCATACTAGTATTTAGCCATAAAAAAAGCCCGGAAAAAATCCGGGCTTTTTAAATTCAATACTAAAATTAGTATTAGCCTTGGTTTGAACTTGAACCAGTAGTTGAACCACCAGTACCTGGACCATCTGCTGCTGTTCTGCCAACGTTTGCACCAATACCAATACCAATGCTTTGTTCGCCAGCACCCCACTGTACCATGTTATCAAAACGTATAGTCAATGCTACTTGCATTGGCTCGTTAGTACCGTAGTTAGCATCACCGTAGTCCACGTTAGTTAGGAAACAGCCATACATGTTAGAAGTTTCTAACACTTGTGCGCCGCCTTCTAGTCCGCCGTTACCACCGTCTAGTACTTCAATTTTAGATGTAAATTTATAATCAATACCTGATCTTGCAGAAGCCTGTTCAACAAAGTCGAACTGTTTCTGAACCTGTTGACCAACTAGTCTTTGTACTTCACCGCTTGCGTCATCACGTAAGTTTAGTGTTAACGTTTCAAATGTATACTTACCTGCTAGGTATACTTTTGAGTTGTAAACGTCTAACGGCATTTCTTCAAAACCTACTTTAGGTCTTGACACATCAACTACTTGTTTAGTTAATTCAGTTGCAGCACTTACTCCAAATCCTAAAAGTGTCACCCTAAAGCGATACTTTAGTTTAGGCATCAAGAGCACTTGGTTGCCTGCGTCTGTCGGTACTGAAAAGTTATTTAATGATGTAATAGGCATGTCTTATATCTCCCCTGTGTTCTTGACACGCAACGGAATGTATATAAACTCAATAGCCTTGACAGGTTCAATAGCAATGTCAACATAAAGTTCATTTCTATCTACTCTTGCTGGCGTATTGTTTGTTTCGTCACATACTACTGCGAAATCATAAATTGCTCTAAGACCAACTAGTTCAAGAAGTAAACTTTCAACTGCCTGTTTTACTTCATCTCTAGTAATCTTATCATTTGGTTCAAAGATATACGGACGAGCCAATTTGTTAAGTTGACTACGTAAGTATACAACTAAACGTGCTACGTTAATTCTGTCTAGCGCAGAAGCATTTCTTGCTCTAGTTTTTTGTCCGTAGTTAACCAATCCAACACCATTAAAGAATGTAATTGGATTAATTTTTAGATCATATAGTGTATCTCTTTGTCCTTCGTTAAGTGCAACTGTTTGGAACTCTCCTGATGCTGCATCAATAAATCCTACTGCTGTAGCATTTGAAATGCCGCCTCGTCTTGTTCCTGCAGGTGCAAACCATGGAAACGATACTTGGTCGCTTAGTGCGATAGTTCTCATCATCATGTGTGATGCTGGAACAACTGCGTTTGAACCACCTAAGTCAGTTGTAAATCCGTTTGGATAAAACGTTCCTAAGTATTCATCGTATGTTACCAATCCATCATCGCCATTGTCTGTTACTAGGCTAGCATTTGTTCCCCAGTTAGTCAATGTAGTTGCATCTGCTGCTAATCTAAGTGGTGTGTCACCAATAACAAATGCTGTTAAGCCTCTGTCAATGTTTAGATTAACTAGGTTGCTCATTAATTCAGGATAACCTGGAGCAGTAATAATGTTGAAGTTACGTCTTTCTTCATCACGTACTTGACTGCTTGTGTCAACTGCACTCTTCATTCTTTGTACAACAACTTTACGTTGTGCTTTTCTTCCGAATGAACCTGAACCGTCTTCATTGTTACCTGATTCAGTTACCCAACGATCAGTTGCATAATCTGCCATTGCTTCGTCATTGTTAAAGCGTTGGTTATCTGCTGTGATATCAATGTAGTTGTTAGCATAACGTTTTACGTTACCGCCACTTCTACGTAAGTTCCATAACAGCATACCTTGTGGATATAATGCTGGGTCTGGAGCATCTGGATCTAAGAAATCAACTTTCATTAAATCTTTTATAGTTGCTGCTGTGTTACCAGTAGCACCCGATGAAC